TGCAGAAGTTACTGTAAAAAGTTTTCCAAATAGGTTTAGTGAGAATTTTATTCTCAAATCTTTTGCTGATGAGGAAGGAGATGTTACTGTTACTGCAAGTACAGGTGGTACAGTAGAACCTACATCTACTAGTACATCTACTGGTACATCTACCACTACAACTACTCAGATTAATTATGAAGATTTAATCAGTAGGGCAAGACAGCAGGAACGTCAGAAACAGTATAATAAGATTGAGAAACTTAATGGTTCAATATCTACACTTACTGAACAGCATAATAATGATTTACTCAGAATTGCGGATTTAGAAAAGAAGTTGGAAGAATCAGAAAAGAAACTTACTGAATCAGATAAAGGAGATAGCGAAGAGGTAATAACTCTTAAAAAAGAGATTGAGAATCTGAAATCTGATAAAGAAAAAGTGGAAAATGAGTTTAATCAGTATAAGAAGGATATTGAAATCATTGACCGAGAGGAAATAGAAAGAGAAATCAGAGAGTCAGTAGAGGCAGAATACAATGTTAAGGTTCATAGAGCAGAAGTGCTTGCTGAACATAAGGATGATTTGTTTATCCCCGAACTTGTTGTAGGTGATACAATCGAAGAGATTGACGCAAGTTTACAGAAAGCATTGGAAAGAAGTGCTGAAATTGCTCAAAGATTTGAAGGGCAGAATAAGCCTGATGTGAAACCGAAGACAGGAACTCCTTCACGTTTATCAAGTAAAGAACTCTCGGTTAACGAAATTGCTTCTTTAGACCCGTCTTCACCTGAATATGCGGAATTCAGAAAGAAAATGGGGCTTAAATAAAAGAGGGCTTCTGTAATCTAATTATTAAATTAAACGTGTAACCTAAATAATAAGAATTAAGGAGGTAAATTTCTTATGAAAGATAAGAATTCTATTTTCAACAGATTTAGAATCAAGGCTTATGCTGATGTAACTACAGCCACAAATACTGGTCAGACAGGTGGTGTTCAGTTGTCTGACGCTATCAGAATGGTTTATTCGAGAGAAATTGAGTTTAAGGCTCTTCCAGTAATGAGATTCAGACAGTTCGCTACAGAGAAGACAGAACTTGGTGTTGAGCCGGGTCTGACGATTTCCATGCTTACTTACGAAAATCTGAAACTTGGTGGAAAACTTAATGAACTTGTTGATATGAGTACTCAGGCTCTGTCTGCAAGTATGAAGCAGATTACAGTAACAGAGCATGGTAATGCTGTATCGAATACTCGTCTGCTCATGGAATCTTCGTTTGACGATATTATGGCTACAACAACTGCTCTGCTTGGAAGAGACTATGCACTTGTTCTTGATTGTGAACTTCGTGATACTGCTCTTTCGGGAACAAATATTGTTTTTGCTGATAAGAGTGGTGGAGTAAAAGTTACGCAGAGAAGTGACCTTGACGCAACGGCTAAGATGAAAGTCAGCACAGTAAAGGACGCTATCGAAGTACTGTCCACAGCAAATACACCGAAGAGAGATGGTGCATATTGGATTTGCTTCGTACATCCTCATCAGAGCAGAGATTTAAGGGATGACCCTGCTTGGATTAATGCTTCAAACTATGGCGCTCCCGAGCAGTTATTCAATGGTGAGATTGGAAGAATCGATGATACAAGATTCATTGAAACAACTCTCATGTGCAATGGTAAAGTTACGTCTGATGACCCTGCTTACAAACAGGCTCTTGACCCGAGCCATAGTGGTGCAGGTATTGCCGTTTATCAGTCAGTAATCTTTGGTGAAGATTATTTTGGTATCGCTTGGTCTGTTCCTGTTGAACTCCGTGATAACGGTGTTGAAGATTTCGGAAGAAAGCAGAGCCTTGCTTGGTATGCTATTTGGGGAACTGGAATCCTCAACGATGAGCGTGGTGTCGTTATTGAAACTGCATAATTAGAAAGGGGTTAAACATGAGTAAGAAGTTTGAGGCTATTAAAAAGGCTGTATTTTACTCGGAACAGAATCCTGATATGCTTGCGGAAATACTTGAGGGAACAGTAAGTGATGTTCTTACATCTATTGCCGTTTTAGGTGATGATGTAGTAACTGCCCCTACTGGTGATACAAGTGCTACTTCGACATATACATCGAAGAAGTATAGCCAGTTTGGGGATGAAATGAATACTGGTACTGTTACCCTTGCTCTGAAATCCGCAGTAACAGGTGTTTCCATTTCGGAAGGTGTTGTAACAATTACAAAGAACTGTACTTCTGAAGCATTTACTGTAAAAGGAACTTCGGGAAGTGTTGTCGGTGAGAAAACTGTAAAAGTACTTGTGCCGAAGACGATTACGGTAAGCGGTGATGACAGTATCGAAATTCCGAGTGGAGATACCGCTAATACTGCCGAGTATTCCGCAGTAGTAAAGAATCAGGATGGAGATACCATTGAAAGTCCTACTGTCACTTATGCTTTAAAGAGTGCAGTAACTGGAGTTTCTGTAAGTGGTAATACTGTGTCTGTTGCTAAGACTGCAACTGCTGAAGGCTTTACTCTCGTTGCCACTTGTGGTGGTGCGTCCGTAGAGAAAGAAGTTGCTCTTACGGCAGAAGCCTAAATACGCTAAAGAGTATGGTATTTCCTCTCGAATACCATACTCTGATTTTTAATATCAAGGAGGTAAAAAATGCCGAAAAAGACTACTACAACAACGAAAAAACCGACTACAAAAAAGAAGGTTGACGAAAAAAAAGAAGAAAAAATTGTTGATGAAGTTATTGTTGAGGAAGAAGTTCTTGTTGAAGAGCCTAAAGAAGAGGAAGTAGAAGAGAAGACTGTTGAAATCGTTGAAGAGGCTGTTCAGGACAAAAGACCTGTAAAAAGAGATGTAAAGATTAAAATGGCGAAAGACCATAAGTGCAGTATTGGCGGTGAGTTTTATAATTTGAAAGCAGGTTGTACTTATAATGTACCTGAGTTTGTTAAGACAGTACTTGCAGGTGCAGGAGTTCTTTCTCCGCTCTAAAAGAGGATAAAAATGATTTTAGAAGTAAAAGACTTAATACATTTACTTAGAAGTATGGTAAATGTTGAAAATGAAAACTATGAAGATAAAGCCTATTTGAAAATGTCTGATGAAGACTTGACAATGTATCTAAAATTAGGTATGACGAGGCTTTTTCCAAGTAGTGAAGATTTCTCTGATTTACCATCGGGTGCTGAATATCCGCTTGTTTTAGTATCTAAAAAAGAATTGTATTTAAAACTGGCTGTTACTGAAGCACCTATGTATAACTTGACGGCTGATAATAATAACCAGTTACAGAGGTCGCAAAAATTTGACCACTACATGAAACTTGCTGAAAATGCTCAAGCCGAATTTGAGAATTGGGAAGATAGTAGTGGACAGATAGACCCCGAAACAGGTATAGCAGGTGTTCAGGCTTACGATACCTACATGACCAATAGACATTTTAGGAGTAGAAATATCAGGCTTTCCCCAACTCCTATTGTCAGGGTCAGTGTAGTTAATATATATTCTGATTCAATCGAAATCAGGTGGAAGTCATTTAATAATGACCATTTTGGCAAGTTCCTTGTTTATGTTAGTGAGAAACCTATTGTGGATATATTTAAAAAAGGAAGTAAAGCAGAAGAAAACATAAATGAAGGAGCAAAAGAAGTATATTCTACTTTTGATTTTGAGGACAGAGCAATAAGAATTCCCGATTTAACACCCGAAACTGTCTACTACATTGCGGTATTTTCCATTGAAAGAAATCAGAAGTTTGGGTATAAAGAAGTATTAGTTACCACTCTAGAGGAAGTTACTCCGTAAAAAAAATAATAATATGGATAAAGAAATACATGACGAGTTTTATGAAGGTATATATGAAGTCTTTTCTATAGTTTTCAATGATGGTGAAAACGATGGAATAGATTTGTATTTATTCAGTAAAGAAAATACAACTAATAGTATATATCAGGAAAAGAAAATCAAAGAGTATTTAAGTCCTTTAAGATTGGTGGCTAAAACTGTCGCAAGTATGCAACCAAGTGGGTCTGAAGCCGAAAGTGAGATAAAAGATAGGATTACTTTCACAGTACCTTATAAGTCATTAAACGATAGGGGCATATATTGTCAGACAGAAGATGATTGGGAATACTTGAGTAAAAGTTATATTAAATTTCATAATGCTTTTTATGAGGTTAAGAAAGTAAGTCCGAATACCTATATAGAGGATTCTTTTATGACAGTAGTTTTTGAGGTTGAATACCGAAAAGACATAAAAGAATTGAGATTGGTAGAATAGGAAGTGATAGAATGCCTTATATTCTTGAAAAAGTAGGAGATTGGGATAAAGCACTTTCTTATTTCGATGAATTATCTTCTGACAAAGTACAAAGGGCTTTTGAAGAGAAGATAAGAGAAGATGGGGATATGCTTGTTAATACTATAAAGAATCATATTTCCGCCCAAGATTTAGGATGGACACCTTTAGCAGAGAGTACTGTCAATAAAAAAGCAGGTTCTATGATTTATGTAGAAACTGGAGCATTAGTTGACAGTATACAAGCCAAAGAAGTGTCTAATAATGGAGATTTTGCTATTCAAGTTGGTGCAGAAGGAACTCATCCAAGTGGTGAAAGTTCCGCTCAAATATTAGAATATCTTGAGTATGGAACTAATAAGATACCACCAAGACCATTAATAAGACCAACTGTTACGGAGAAAGAGAAAGAGATAAAATCAGGGTGGGTTGATTTGTTTAATGAATTATTAAAGGTATAAATAATGTCTGCTAATGTTTGGTACGAAGAAGTTGATAGGGGGTTAATTACTGAAATCCGCAATTCAGTAAAATGTCTTGACAATGATGGTGTTGTAATTCCCATTGAAAAGGTATTTGTTCGTGACCCCGAAGAAGAATTTGACGAGGAAAAATTTCCTTGTGTTTCTATTTCAAGTTTATCGGTTATGTTTGACCCACAACGCTCTTATTTTGGGGATAAGAAAGTTGGCGAGATTGTTGAAACAAATACAGCCATAATGGAGAAAACTGCAATACCATACAATTTATCTTATCAAATAGACTTTTGGGCAAGATATAAAGAAGACATTAATTTAATGACAAGAACGTGGTTAATTAACCATGCGAGACAGTTTAATCTACCTGTTATTGATGATGGTGGCAATGAAAGAACTTGTAATGCTTTAATGCAGGAGGCGATAAGAGAATCAAACTTATTGGTTGACCAAAAAAGATTGTACCATTCAATAACTACATATACTATATGGGTAGAATTAGACGATGAAGTTCGTTATAATGAGAATATGGTTACAGAAGGAACAATAACTTTAGAGGAAGGAGGAAATTCTTAATGTATCTTTTAAAGAATATCTCTAAAACAAGGAGTATTGCTTGTGATTTAAAAGATGGGTCTTCACTCCGTCTTCTTCCTGAGAGTGAAGTTACTATAAAAGATAACAACATGACGGATTATTTGAAAAAATTATCTGAGAAGGATAGACCTTTTATTTTGATTAGTCGTGTTGAAGAGTCCGTTAAAAAGGTTGAAAAACCGAAAAAAGATGAAAAAGATTTGAAGGAGGTAAAAAATGGCTGATTACAATAGACCTGATGTTTATATCGAGGATATAAATACAGTTTCTAATAATGCTACTGGAGATTTTGATTCTTCTGTAGGTATTCTTATTGGTTCTCATAAGAGTGGTCTGATTGGTGAGCCTGTTCTTGTTACTTCGTGGACAGACTTTATGCAGAAGTTCTGTGTTGGTCTTGATTCGCCGTTTGTTGCAGGAAGTGACCTTGCTTATTCCGTTTATGGTTATTTCGCAAATGGTGGAAATGACCTTTATGTAGTTCGTGTTGCTTCGAATTCTGCGGCTTACGCTACGAAAACAGGAACATCGAATGAAACCCTTACATTTAAAGCGTACTACAAAGGTAGTATTACTCCGAAAGTTGAGATTAAAAAGAGTGCTGATTGGGTTGCAACTACGAATGAAATTTTTGATGTAATTGTTACTATGAATCCTGCCGATGGAGATTATGTCGCGGTAAGAGAAGTTACTAAAGATTCAATTGTAGACGATGTAAATAGTGTTCTTGAGGGATATGTAACTCTTGAAAGAACTGGTTCTACAGTGGCTGCTCTTGCAGAAGAAGTATTTAATCTTACTGGCGGTAATGATGGAATAACGGGTCTTGCTGATTCTGATTATGTTTCTGCTTTGGAGTATTGTAACACTATTAATGACGCAACCTTTATTGCAATTCCTGGAGAAACTACTTCTACGGTTAGAAATGCGATTATTGCATATTCGGATGCTCATGAGTTATTCCCGG